CAAGGCGGCACAGGGGTTATAGGCGGCACTGCAATGGACTTTGTGGGTAATGGTGCTATCTTTGATCAAGGTGTTACTGCCCCAACGTTCCATGGAGACTTGAAAGGAACTGCAACTACAGCAACTGTGGCACAGTCCCAAAACTATGCTGATCCCAATGGTGGTGGCGGTGTTGGTACGGCTGGCACTATTACAGACACAGCAACTCCTTCTATCACAGCGCCAACCTCAACCAAGGTTCTTACATATTTGTTAAAGGCCGCTGGAGGTATTCGTAAGGTAATCATCGACAAGGGTGACTACATTAAGAACTTCATTGATAAGTCTAGCGACTATAGTGGCGTATCTAATGGCTATATGACAACAGGACAGGCCAGATCAAAGTTAAGAGATGTTGCTAACTCTGGCAATGCTCAGTTTGTAGGACAACTATTAAAAGAAAATATCATTTGTTCTGATTATAACAACCCCCTACCAGAGAGAACTGGTAGAACAGTAAGACAGGAATCTACTCCTGTGTTAAGTACTATGCCAGCAAACATTTACTCTCCACAGATTTCTGCAACATTTATAACCAAAAGATCTTCTCTAAGTATTGTGCCTGAAGAGAAGTATAATCCTTTAAGACAAGATGATATTACAATCAAGACTAAGTTGTCCGACAATATTACTATAGCCAAGTTCTTGGGGTCTGATGACTCTACAAACCTTAAGTTTATAAAGTCTCTTTCAGTGAAAAGAGATATTGCTAAGAACTTATATGTTCATTCACTTATACTGAAAAAAATACAGACTAACAATGAAAGATTTAGAGGTGTCAACCTAGTAGTATCTGAGGGCGTCTATAGACCAAGTGCTTCCGAAAAGATAACACCTAATAGTATAAATGATCTAAAGGCTAAAGGAAAGGCCGTAGTCTATAAAGCAATCAATAGAAAAGGTAAGCCAAATAACTTAGACTTATTTGATATCGCAGAATACTTAAAAGACGTTAGTTTCTTCGATGAGATGATCTTATCTTATGACACACTAGAGTGTGTGGGTGATCAGGTTGTGCTAAATTCAAGACTAATCATAGTCATGCCAGATATTGATGATCAGTGGACAGGCACAGTCAGAAGAAAAATATCTACTGAATATAATAGAGAGTTATTATCTGAAGGTGAGTTTATAGAATGTCTATTAGAAACCACTGAGACTTTAGAGGAACGTGCTGTTAGTAAATCTGCCTTACCCCCAACAGATAACGTTGTTACTCATTCTAGAGGAAATGATAGGATACATTGGCCTGATCAAAGAATAGTAGATTCTATTGCTGAAGCAGTGAGAGAGCTTGGTGAAGGTTACACAGCACAGATAACATCTGACGGTGGTAGAGCGAAAAGAGATAGTGGGACCAATAATCATCCTGTTGGTGAAGCGGCTGATCACTTCTTACTGCTTGATGGGGTTCGTATCAATCCTACACAGAACTCAACCTTATATCAACGTTACATCAATATACTGGTTAGAAACGCAAAGGCACGTAGTGTTCGCCCCGGAATTGGTGGCTATGCAACATTTATCCACTATGATGAGAGTGAATGGAGACAGACAGGTGCAAATGATGCTGGAACTTGGAGTAAGGGTTTTGATGTTTCCTTCGCAAAATTCGTATAAATAAAGGTAAAATAGAGAAGAACTTATGGCAACTAATAGAGTATTATCAAGAGAGGATGGCAACCTCAGTAAGTCTGCTTTAACAGTAAGTAGAAAGTCTGAGTATAAAGATATTGATTTATCTTTTACTGCTAAACCTAATGGTGAAATATTCACTAAGAAAGAAGCGGCGGCTGTTAAGCAATCTGTAAAAAATCTTGTATTAACTAATTTCTTTGAGAAACCATTCGAGCCTTTCTTTGGGGGGAATGTAGGAGCACTACTATTCGAACTAGCCAATGACGATATTGAAGATGATGTGCGTGAAAATATAGTAAGAGCTATAAATGCTTACGAACCAAGAGCGATTATTAGGGCTATTGACGTAAATTATCAAGAACAAAGAAACTCTATATCAGTAACAATAGAGTTCCAAATTGTAAACACAGAAGAAGTTGTGACGTTCACGACTTCCCTATCAAGGTTAAGATAACATGGCAACAACGATTAAATCATCAGCCTTAGACTTTAAGAATATCAAGAGTAATCTAAAAGATTATCTTGCTAATAAAGATGAGTTTAAAGATTATAACTTTGAGGCATCAGGTCTTTCAAACATCCTTGATGTTCTAGCCTACAACACGCATCTCAATGCTCTTATAGCCAACTTTGCTCTTAATGAATCATACCTTCCGACTGCACAGTTAAGAAGTTCAGTTGTTTCCCTATCAGAAGGTATAGGGTATGTACCAGACACTGATACAGCATCTCAGGCAAAGGTCAGACTTACTTTGAACTCAACCGCTGTTGCCCGTGAGCAAACAATTGCTCTACCAGCATATACCAAATTTACTTCAAGCGTAGATGATGTGACATACAGCTTCCAGAATGTGGAAAACTTTTCTGCTACAGATGACGGCACAGGTTTCTATGAGTTTAAAACAAACGCTGGATCAAATCGTATTCCAATCTTTGAGGGTACTCTGAAAACAAAAACATTCTTAGTTGGAGAATATGAAGATAACCCTGTTTATGTTATTCCAGATGGAACGGCTGATGCAGATACTGTTACGATAAAAGTATTCACAAGTGCTACATCAACAGACTTTACTACATATCAGAACATTAAAAGTGCCACTACTCTTAGTGCTAACTCAACAATCTATATTCTAAAAGAATCTCCTAATGGATACTTCGAACTATCTTTTGGTGATGGTGTAACATTCGGTATTGCTCCTAGTGCTGGTAATCGTATTGAAGTTGAATACCTATCAGTAAAAGGTGCTGTTGCTAATGGTGCTAGTGTGTTTGCTCCTACAGCACAGTTCACATCAGGAAACATAACTTCAGACATTAATGTAGTAACTTATGTTAACTCTATTGGTGGTGAAGAGAAAGAAAGCATAGAATCTATTCGTAAGAATGCACCTTTCAGATATGCTACTCAAAACCGTATGGTTACAGCGGAGGATTACTCATCCCTTATTCTTCAGAGTTATTCTACTCTCATACAAGACATTGCTTCATGGGGTGGTGAAGTTGCAGTAGATCCTGAGTTTGGTGCTGTATACATATCAATATTGTTCGAGAGTGATGTTACTATAGAAACTATTGCTACAACAAAACAGGCAATACGAGATCTAGCCACACAACTGTCTATCGTATCTTTTAATATTAGATTTATAGATCCTGTTCAAACATTTGTTGAAATGGATACATTCTTTCAGTTCAACCCAAAACTCACAGACTTAACTCTAAACGCTGTACAAGATTCTATTAATTCTATTATTTCGGGGTACTTTGCTACAAATACTGGCAAGTTTAAACAGGCATTCAGAAGATCGAATGTCTTATCTCTTGTAGACGAATCTTCTCCCGCTGTTCTCTCATCAAGATCAAATGTCAGACTACAACAGAGATTTACTCCTACTGCCCCGACTTTGATTAGTGTTATAAACAAGTTGCTTTCAAGCCCTCTTACAATATCTGCTACTGACCTTAATAAAATAGTTGACTTTGTTGTCAGTCAAAGATATAATGATGCGGCAAACTATATGGTATTAAACGATCTTAGTGGTGAAAACACTACATACATTAAGTCAAAACTATCAGCCGCCAAAGTTTCTATTAATCAACAGTTACAGTTTCCAGTGGCGATTTCGATACCTGATGATAATGAATATATTATTACAAGTAATGAATTTACATTCCAAAGTCAAACGTGTATTCTTAGAAATAAACTAAGTTCTAATATTATTCAGATTGTGGCTATTGCTGGTGGGGCAATACTAGTAAATAATGTAGGAAACTATATCGCCGCAACAGGTGTAGTCTCAATTAACTTTTTTAATCCTACAAGTATATCCGCTGGATTATCATTTATTAAACTAGCGGCAGTTCCTTCTAATCAAAGTGCTCTAGCGCCAACACGAAATGAGATATTAAACTTCGATACAGATAGATCAACAACAACCGCCGTATCAGTAAGTGCAATTAACTAATGACTAAAAGAGATCAAACATTACTAGATAATAATCGTACTAATATAAATCTCTTAAATAGTGAGATCGATAAAGTATTGCCAGAATACTTTCAAGAAGATTTTCCTAAACTTAAAACTTTGTTTGAAGCTTACTATGAGTTTATGGATTCTGCGGATAATCCTTCTGGTCAGATTAAAAGGTTATCTTCTTCCAGAGATGCTACACAGGTTCCAGCAAGTTTACTACAATACCTTGAAGATGAACTTCTTTTAGGTCAGGCATACTTTGGTGGGTTCCTTAATAAAAGAGAAGCCATTAAGTTTTCAAATACTCTTTATAGATCTAAAGGTACTAAGTATAGTATCGAACAATTCTTTAGAGGGTTCTTTGCACAAGATCCTCAAATCATATATCCTAAAAACGATATATTCAAAGTTGGTCCTTCGATTGATTATGAACAAGATAGTATTAATACGGGTAGTCAACAGATAAAAGAACCAGCATCAGTTATTGGTCCTGAGTCACGTAAGTTCATTACAGATGATAAACTATATCAAGTTATGTCAGTTCTTATTAGAATAGGTCTACCTCTTAATGAATGGATTGATACCTACAAGTTATTTGTGCATCCAGCGGGTGTGTATCTTGGTGCGGAACTTTTACTTGAACTTGTAAACACTGTTGGGCTTTCTATTGCTCAAGATGAG